TTTCTCTACAACAGGCTTGAACTTCTTCTTCGGTCTGGAAACCTTCTTAACCTCGTATTCGTCCTTGACCCACTCCCAGACACGTTCTTTGCCGTATATGTCTATCCTATACGATGTTTTTATACATTCTTTTTTTAGCAAAGCCTTAAGGCAGTTGACCGCCGTTTGTTTGTCGATCTTTGTTTGTAGCCTCACTGCTTTTAAGTCTGCTGGTGTCTTACGCTTTCTCAAGTAAGTAAGAATCTTCTTTTGCTCGTCAGTCATTATTATCCCCATTGAGTTGCCATTGCTTCAGCTATTCCTTTGTATGTAGTGCTTCTTATTTTCCATCGATCTTTGCTTGGCGGTAATTTCCATATTCTTTGATCTCTTCCGTCAACAATATTGGTTGGAACCAGCTTAGGAAGGTTTTTTAGCCATAAACATGTTTTTTTAACCTCTCCGTGCCCAAATTGCCAAGGTTGTATGGTTTGATCCGGCCTCCTTATCTTGCTGCTTATAACGCTTACTGGGTTCTCTATACATATTCGATCTATGGGAGCATTCATAAGCCTATTTACAAACTCTAGTGCTTCCTCTTGTTCTTTAGTCTTATGTTTAAACCATCTGGCCCCACTGACCGCCAGATGAGTGCATGGAGGATGTGCAACCATCAAGTCCCATCCATCATTGATGATGTCAAAAACATCGCCTTGATAATGGTTCCCAGGGATGTCGGTTGCCAACAAATCACAAGACAATGCTTCGTGCCCTTTTTTTTGGAATGCGTTTCTTACAGTCGCTGAATACTCGCAGGCAACAAGAACCCTCATCCTATCCTCGCAATCTCTCTTTCCAGATACCAAATAGCCTTCTTAAGATCTTCAACCTCTTTACCTTTTAGGCTTGCCCTCCAAACGTACTTCGTAGCATTGCCTAGGTTGAAGTTCATATGCTCTGTAATTTCTATGCACTCTACTCCCGATGGATGAGATGTGTAGTGCTTAGGATGGTTTACGTTGTCTTGAACCTCCCATTCATCGCAACAATGTCCGCACCTTGGGCATTCAAAAGAATCTTTCATATTGTGATCGCCACTCATATGTTCTCCTGATTTAGCTTAGTTCTTTCAGTCGTAGCCCCATTACTATATTCACCGCCGTTCTTCTCCCGCAGCTTGGCTTCAAGGACTTTGCATAGCCAGTTGACTGATTTATCACCTTTAACCATCTCGCACGACAGTATGTCAATCTCCTCATCCGTCAGCCCCTGCCACTCACCCCATACTCCAACTTCCCCAACCCTTGCTAAATCTGTCTCCAGTGCTTGGCGCAGTGCGGTGATGGCTTGCTTTCTGTTAACAAGTCCGGCATGACTTATTGGATCGCTCTCCAGCGCATCAAGCGCCATTTGCATAGCTTCTCTGCTCATGCCATATCCCCTCTGTAAAGTTGCCAAGCGTCGCTAAGTTCTTCTCTGGCGATCCTTACCCTAAGCCTCATATGGTCAAGATCGTCTAAAAGAATCTTTAGTTCGTTAGGATGCACCATCACATACGTTGTTTCGTCTGCTAGCTTTCTCAGCAGTGCGTAGGCTTTTTCTTTGTCTGTCATGCCGCCCTCAACTTTTCAGAGATCCTTGCCTTCCAAGAGTTCCAGTCCTCTCCTGGTCTAGCTGGACAATTTACCTTTGCTGCCATCTCGGCAGTACCCTTCTCTGTAGCCCACCACACCACAACCTTCTCTTGTGTAGGAGCAATCTCTAGCTCATCTTCCCATCTTCCTTGGTTCAGCCAGGTAGCAGGATGCGGAATAAACTCCTGACCTGTTCCCTTCACCTGGTAATACTTGTTGTGTGTCACCAGAGCCTCTACAGCGGACTTTTGCTCAGCAGGCGATAGTTTGTTCCATGCCTTCTGTGCAGCGCGTTTAGCGACCTTTCTTGGGTACTTACTCCAGAACTCCTCGAACATAAGACCTCCTTTCAAAAGCCTTACGTTAACGCTTCTTTACCTTCTTGAGTGTCGTCTTGATGACTTTTTGCATCCATCTGTCTACCAATAAGCGTCGCCCATACAAGTCCACCAAATACCTTAGCGGCAAATTGCAAAAGTATGATTCCAGGCATTAACGATCCAAACGCAATCGTTGGGAACACAAGAGAATCAACTGCGGCTCCGGCAATGTTGCTTTTGTTTGCCCTTGAAAACCACGAACCTTTCATCTTTACAAACACAACCCAGTCAACCAGCGCAGCTAAGGTAAACGCGCAAGCTGACGCTACGGCGATCTTTCCGCTGGCAGGGTTGAGCAAATAAGTAAGAACTCCAGACGAAGCTATGAGCGCCCCCATCTGCCAAAGTCTTAGCCTTACATGCAACCAGTCCCTTAACGCCAAATCTAATCCTATAAACAGAAAGGCATTGATCGGGCTAATTGCAGGGCCAAACGCAGCGACCGAAAGGTTCGCAAGCGTCATCGCAATCGTGTAAATGCCAATGGCTATGTAAAGCATAAGTTCTCCTGTACAGGTCTAAGTTTCCAATGGTTAGGCGGGTTTTCTGAGTCAATACGCTTTGCCATGCAGTGAGCGCACTCTTCTTTTTCTTTGTGATGCAAAGCAACATTTGTTGAGTCTGCACTTGATAAAGGCCAGCGTTCGAGCCCTTGCCCCAACATCCGCATTCCATGCGTCCAAGGTAGCCGACCAAATGTTTTTGCAAGCCGGTTGAATGTTTCGTCCATTCTTCCTTGCCACTTTGCATCGCCGACATTCCAATACTCGCCAGAAGATCCGAGGCAAACTCGACCCCAATCGTCAACAAGCTCGCAAAGGTAATCTAACGATAGTCCTAGATGCCAGACTGGAATGCCTAAAGACTTCGGGAAAGGCCATGTCGCAGTCATTTCTCGCTGTTGCTCTATCGTCCCGTCGATTACATCAGGAACAACACCCCAATGAGGGTGAGCAAGTATTGGGTCTATCCAGTTGTAAAAACCTTGTAGATCAAACGGTACACCTCTTGTTTTGCAACTGAAGGCTCCGTTATCCAACATGAGCGACTGACCAATTTTTAGACAGGTTTTTAAGTCTCTTGGCTCAAAGTAAGAAATACAGAAATGCTCACCAATCAAAGTCTCTAAGACTGCTCTAGGTGTAATAGGTGTGCCGTGGTAGTGAATCATTTGTTAACTCTAGACATAGTTCCCCCAAGGGTGGTAGCACTCACCTCGCCCCGCAAGGGTCACTTCTGGATGTTCCTTGCCTAGCGTAGCCGAAGCCAGCGATTCTCTCCACCTCTTGCTTGTCCCACCCATGTACAAGAGGCTTAGTCCAGTACCTCACTGACAGTCTGGATCGGCATGAAACGGGGTGTTTCGCCAGCCGGTGTTTACTTCCGCGCAACCCATGCAGGTTCTTAATAACGCTCGGAGTACGGCTGTCGAGAGGCAATAAAAAAGGCCGCTTACTGCTGCTCTCGGTAGCGGTACTTGCCAGGAGAAGCAAGTCGAGAGCATGAGTAAACGGCCTTCTATTACATTGCCCGCTACGACAACAACACAATCTTATCAGATCTCTACAACCTTGCAAGTCCACCCCTCTTTCAACTTACCCCAACCATGAACCTCTATCTTCCAGCCTGCCCTCAAGATAGCCGGAAGATGCTCACACTCTGCAATCTTCTTCACCCTGGCGTTTATGTTGGCCCTGCTCGTTGTCTGCACCAGCAGCGTCTCTTCGTCCTTGAGACAAAGGATGTCGCCTATCCCAAACAAATCCTGGCGTATACGAGCCCACGGGTTCCAGTGCTCGACGATCTGGCATAAGTAACCTCGCTCACGAAGCGCAGCTAAAGATCGCTGAGTAGGACTTACCGACGAACGGCGTTTCTTTTTGGTATCAGCGGCAGAAATTGTCGTCACGATGACAGTCTTTAGTAGTTGATAAGCCTAAGATTACTCCATCACAACAAGGAGCCAACATGAAGATCGTACTTACACAAGAGCAGCTAGAAAAAATCCTCAAGGAATACTTCGACAACGATTACAACATCAAGATTAACGAGATTGTATTTGCAGCTAACGTAGAACAGTTCTGCACCATCTACACAAGGGAACTCCAATGAGCGTTGACTACGACTGGTGGCTAGACAGAGAACTTTACAGATACGACAAAGAGAGGGAACAAGATGACTATCAACAACAGTTGGAACAACAGGAATACGAACTTGACCAAGTACAAGATAACGAGGAGTGATTGGGCACTATGCGCGCTATTGGGGATTTGCTACGGAACACTGCTCTACCTGTTTATCAAATAAAGGAGCCAAACATGAAATTCAATGAACTCAGAAAGATCAACGTAACCGAGAAGGTCGAGAAAAAAAACGGCCTTTCTTACCTCTCTTGGGCCTGGGCTGTAGATACGTTGTTGCAACACGACCCTACGGCTACCTGGGAGTACAAGCCTCACCAAATGTGGAATGACACGGTGATGGTGTTCTGCGAGGTCAAAGCCTTTGGAGTATCCCGCACTGCACAACTTCCCGTCATGGATCACAGGAACAAAGCGATTTCTAACCCAGATGCGTTTGCAGTCAATACAGCTATGCAAAGGTGTCTAGCTAAAGCTATCTCGCTACACGGAATTGGCTTATACATCTACGCAGGAGAAGATTTGCCAGAAGAAGATAAGCCTTCCGTAGACGATCACATAAAAACGCTTTCAGAAGCCAAAACAGTAGACGAATTGAAAGCGGCATGGACTACAAGCTACAAAGAGTTCAAGAATGATCCGCAAGCTATCAATCAGTTAGACGCAGCTAAAGAACAACGAAAGAAAGAACTGACGGAGATTAAATGAGTCAGATTCTTGATGCCGCTAAACGATCAGGAGTGCTCATTTCTCACCGAGGTGAGTTCCTGAAGTCGGTAGAAAAGTTTGGCCGGTTGATGCTTAACAAGTCCAAACCGCTGACACCGACACAAAAGGCTTACTTGGCAGCAATCGATGAGTGGATGTCGCTTAACGATCTGGCAAACAAGTTCGGTTGCACACCACAAAACGCCTTGAAGATGATTCGCGCACTAGAGGATCGCAAGTTGGTAACAAAAGAAAAACTTTACAGGCAAGCCTGGGCTTACTACTACAAACGAAAATGAACCTGAACACATTTGAAGAAGGTCTACTGGACTCAATCCAGACCGAGCGTTGCAAGAAACTGCTTTGGTCTGTGATTCAACTAGCAGTTGATGACGCTTGCAAAGCACCCTACAAAACTAGACCGCAAGATGACACGATCACGGCCATGCGGTTTCTATTCGGAGACCTTTACGAGTCTGGGCTCGACAATTATCTGATGTGGCTTGACGTTGACGGTAAACAATTCAAGAGACGCATGGTCGAGGCTATGTTTTCCGATCGTCACGACAAGTTCACCGACTTTGAAAGACGAGCCTTTCGAGCAAACTACAACTGGTATCTGAGAAATGAGATCAATACTAACAACTGAGAATGACCGTAGGAGGGTCATAGAGGCCATAGAAGCCACGGAACTAGGCTACATGGTAACTATCTCCAAACCACCCCGCACAGCGGCTCAGAATCGGTTCTATTGGTCGATCCTGACAGCTTGCGCGGAACAGTTAATGGGCCAGCAGTACACCCAAGACATCTGGCACGAGTGGGCTAAGACGAGGTTTTTGCCTTCTCGTGTCGTCGAACTCCCTGGTGGTCAGGTAAAAGAAATCGAGCCTTCCACTGCTTCGCTTACGGTATCTGAGTTCTCAGACATGGTGGAGCAACTTTTACAGTACGCGCTAGAGAAGGGCTTGATCTGGACAGACGAGATGAAAGACGCTGAACTTGACTTAAGGAAGATCAATGTACACCAACAAAAAGTTGCTTGAGGCTTGTAGGCATCTGCCTTGTGGAGCGTGTTTTTGTGAGGACGGGACTGTAGTCGCTGCTCATAGAAATCAAGGAAAAGGCATGGGCATCAAAGTTTCTGATGCTTTAGTAGCATCCCTATGCTTTCGTTGTCACTCATACTTAGACCAGGGAAAAGAAATGTCTCGCGAAGAACGTCGAGACTTCTGGAACCAAGCGTACATAAACACAATGCAAGCAATGATCGAACGAGGGATATTAAAGGTGCAACATGGAACAAAGAACTGATGATTGGTACAAAGCAAGACTGGGCCACCTAACCGCTAGCAGAGCCTCAGACGCGCTTGCGAAACAAGGAACGGCTACGCGCAGGAACTATCAGATTCAACTCGTTACAGAGCGTCTGACGGGACTACAAAGCGATTCTTATACAAATACTTATATGCAATGGGGTACAGAGCAAGAACCTGTTGCCAGAGCAGCATACGAAGTCCACACAGGGCATTTCGTCGAGCAGACAGGTTTTCATACCCACAAGTCGATTAAGTGGCTTGGAGCGTCTCCTGACGGTTTCGCAGGGTCAGGACTGATTGAGATCAAGTGTCCCAACTCAAACACTCATGTTGATTACTTACTTTCTAAGGAGGTTCCCGCCAAATACAAACCACAAATGCTCACTCAAATGCTCGTGACAGGTAGGACTTGGTGCGACTTTGTTTCGTTCGACCCAAGGCTTCCTGAACATCTACAACTTTTCATCGTACGTTACGAGCCAAAACCGGAAGAGCTAACCAAGATCGAGGCTGATCTGGTTGCCTTTCTCAACGAAGTTAATCAAATGGAGTTAACGCTATGCCAAAAGAACTAACAGGATCAATCAGCAAGAACAAGAAAAAAGAGAAAGACGTACACCCAGACTACCGAGGTTCAGCAATGATAAACGGGGTTGAATACTGGATCTCAGGATGGGTTAACGAGGGTTCCGACGGGAAGTATCTGGGGCTAAAGTTCCAAGCAAAAGAGGAAGTAAGATCAACCAAAGTCGATGACGACGATTCAGTGCCATTTTGATATGTTAAGCGTACACCACCAAACCATGCTGAAAAAAGCGTTTGCAAAGCGTCCTGCAAACATTTCGGATGACTCTCCGGTCTTAGAGAGGATCATTCACATTATCAAGTCTGAGGCTCCGGAAGCATTCTGGAAGCCTACAGAGTTGGAAAAACGGAGGTTCTTTAATGCACCGAGGCCTGGGACTCCTCACGCTGATGCAGTCTATCCGTTCCCGAAAGGCCTTTTATGAGTTGGCAAGACTTGATAAAGGCTCAGACGAGGAAAGATCGTTTCCGACTCGTCGAGGAAATCTGGAGGGAACACGGCTGGATTCCGCCGTCAACCGAGTGCCAAGACACTATGGCAAAGCACAAAGCGTTTAAGGAGTGGTCGATCCGTGGAGTCGTGGATCAACCTTATCAAGAAAGTTAAGTCGTCTGATGTTGAGGAGATAGCGGCAGCGTACGAAAGTGCACTGCCGTTTGTCGTTCAAGACTGGGCGAAGATGATCCTGAAACTACCCAAAAGCAAACGACTTCCGATCATCGAGAAGATCGACAAAGTACACGGGGATAAGATCGGCCAGATGGTGCGAGACGAAGTTACCGCGCAACACCGCGGCTCTTCTCAAAACTCCTCATCCCAGCGATACCCAACATACCGCTCAAAATAACCCATAGAGCGTCGGTATCTAACATGGGAGGTGGCTTTACCTCCTGCGGGACAATCTGTTCTGCCTGCATCCAAGTCCACGCCCATACCAGTAGCGGGTAAGCAAGGAACTGATAGAACATCGCACCCGCCCCTACCCAACCGATAGCGGGTCGCCAGCCAGCAACAAACATATTCTGGTTAGCGGCTTCGACCTTGTTAACTTCCATCTGACCAAGGTCTATCGCCTGGTCAATACGCTTGGCCTCAAGCTCAAGTTCCATGCGTTCCTTATCGGATGTGTGCAGGTCTCCGATAACTTTTCCGACGCTATCAACGATGGAAGAGATTCCGAGCAGGTTCATAGCTTGAGCGTCCTGTTAATCCAACCCAACATGAACTTAATCTGGCTTCTGTCTCGCGTCACAATGTCACGATACCTAGCAATCTTTGCTAGCGCGTAATAGGCCACAAATAGCTCTGGATTGGCTTGGTTGAGTGCTGATATGGTCTTAGGGCCAATAACGCCGTCTGGGGCCGTTTTAACGCATATCTGGGCAAGTTTGATGGACACAGGAACGCCAGCATTAACAGCAAAGTTAAAGATGGACGAGGCTATAACGTCATGCGTTAAATCGTCGCCTTTGATCTTGTCCCAAAAATTCACTTTGTAGAAGTCTCGGACTAACTGTGTCGGAGGTGTTTCCTGGTAGTCGATATGCTGCCAGCCTTCCCACTTTGGGTGCATTTTGCGAGCAATACCCGCATAGGTCTGACCGCCACGATCTCCTTGGACTTCATGAAGAACGTAACCTCCCTCGTCCTCCATCATCTTGTCAAACGCTTGTTCAAAGTTAGCCAACGGCTTGACCTCTAAAGTATGCAGTCCCCTCAATAACCTCGACGAGCTCCGGAGGTAAGAGTAGACCATCTCTGAAACACAAGACGGCAAAGCCTGAGCACCAAGGAACAGGATTGTCCTCGATGTAAGAGAACTGACCGCCATCAGGATCGGCTAACATCCCCGTAGACACACCGTATCTACGTCCTCGGTAGTCACCCCATCCTTTGACCTCCAAGAGGTGGGTATGCCCTGAGACCGTAGAGATGCCTGCTTTTAGGGTGTTGTTGTAGCCTGAGTGGATTCCCGAATGTTGAAGTCTATGCTTAATCATGCAAATGTCATTAACCATGACTGACCAACTGACAGACCACTCCGGCAGATGATCCTTTAGAGTCGTGCCTTGGATGCCCTTGAACTCAGGAACAGATCCAGCTAATTTTTTATCAAAACGTATGTCGTGGTTGCCTGTGGTTCTATGCAAGAAAGTGCCTAGACCTTTACAAGCCTTGACGATCTGATCCATGTGCCACTGAACCGCTTCGAGTTCATCTCGTAGACTTGTGACTGGCTCCCAATCCATAGGGCCGTACTTGGAGATAGTTCCCCCGTCGAGAATATCTCCGTTTGCGATAATCGCTTTGGGTTTTAGGGTCTTGATGAGTTTTAAGAGGGCATTGAACCCCGCTGAGGGTTCACCAGGCATGAAGTGAGCGTCAGAAAATACGATCACATAACCTTCGGCCTCTAGCGTTGCTCGCCTACGATTCTCTGGTAAGGTAAAACGAGCGTCTTTTGTGGGTAGAAGGATGTTGTATTTCTTCTCGATTGCCCTTCGTCGCTCGTACACATTGCGAAGCGTAAGACCGATACGGTCTGAAATCTTCGTTGGGCTTCCTAGTTCTTTCCAGACTGCGATGAAATCTTCATCTTCTGACTTTTTTCTCACGCCAAGCTCCGCGCTCTATGCTCTGGATCATCTTTCGCGGAATCACCAAAGACTGAGCAATTGCGTCGTCAGTCAATGACTGACAAATTTTCACGCCCTGCTTGTTTTCTGCAATCAAGAACCCTACAGAAACAACAAGCGGAACCTGAAATTCCCTGGCTTTCTCTGGGCTATCACCCCATCCCAGAGTGTCGTGGCAGGCATCTTCCCAAACTACTTTAACTATCGGAAGATTGTGCTTCATTCTTCTTATCTTTTATGGCATGGAACCATTTCCAGACAAGCCAGCCGGACTGTAACACAATGTAGAGCAAGGTAGCAACTGCTACCCATTCATTCAAAGTCAGACCACCTACTGTTACCGCCGTTGTGATAACGACAGGAGGAGCAGCCTTAGCTGCTTCTACGATTACGTCTGACTTTTGTTCAGGAGTCATGATTAGAATGGGCTAGAAGTTGAGACAAGAACCCCTGAGTTGGTAAGCGTCCAAGGCCCGCCACCGTTAGCAACACTATTATCTTTGATCGTAGAAGATTGGCAAGTAAGCATCTTGGTTGTAGCTACTGGAGCTAGTGGGCTTGTCGGTACAGTCGCGGAACTAAACCCTGAACCGGATCCAATGTTAAATCGTAAGTTGCTGATCTTGCCATCAAGGAATCGAGTTGTCTGAACTGTACCGTTACCAACCGATGGCGTAACAACAGACCCGCTTGTGATGGTTCCTGAGATCGTTGCAGACCCGCCTGAAGAAGAGCCAACAAACACCCTAACAACACCTGACGAATTACGAGTCGCAGCTATGTACGTCCAGGTTGAAAGCGATACAGCGATAGACGAAGTGACTAACGTTGAACTGCTCGTTGTTGGATAGTTGTTTCTTACAAATACAGGCTGGCGAGATGAGTTGATGTAAAACTGAATACGCTGAGGTTGAGAACTCCCAGTTCCGTAGCCGAAATCAAGAATCGTTGCGCTTGTTGCCGGTGTTGAATCTAAGTAAACAAAGCACTCAATACTGAACTCTTGAGTTCCTATGGCAAACGATGATGAGGCAGGATATGTAAAAGACGATGAGCCGTCAAAGTCATACGAATACTCACCATCAACAATACCGCCAGCGACCGACGGTATGGTTCTGCCAGCACCAAATGCAGACAGGATTGGCATTATGCGTACCTTGTCTGGCTTGCAAAGACGGTGAACGAACCGCTTCCAGTCTTGATAAGCGTATAGGTATAGACATCCACGCTATTAGCATTGCCTGCGCTTGGTGCTGTACCACCTGACCACTTAGGCGTAACGCTTGTGCCGTCCACGGTAATTGCTGAGTTGTAGTAGGCCGTACTGCCTTGAGTTACCAAGTGCGTAACTGTCACGCTCTGACCTGTACTCATGATGCTATTTAGCGCTACAGAGCTAGACCCACGGAT